GAAATTAGGTGAGCGCAACATTGCGCCCGACCCCCGAGACGTCGTATTCGATATCGAAGACGATGTTCGCGAGCGTGGTGTTGCCCGCGACGTCGCGGTTGTGGTATGCATAGAAAGCCATGGGTTTTGCGTATCGCCCGTAGTCATGCATGTCAGTAATGAGTCCTGTGAGGTCAATATTGAACTCGAAGGTGGTTGGGCCGTCTTGATTGCCAACGGCAAATCGCCCGTAGGCGAGGCCGAAGGCCGAGTCAAAGTCCTCATCGCCGGAGAGATTTTGCGGCCAGCAACCCACGACGACGATCGTTCGCGTTGACGGAAGGACAACTCCGCGCGCTTTGACCGATTTGATAACAACCGACCCATATCTGGCGATGTCGTCAGACAGGGCGTCAATATCCGTGCCGATGACTTTGACGCAGAAGTTACCGGTAGTGACGCTGATTGAGTGAGTGGTAGAAGGCATGATTTGACGATTGAACTCTTAAGCTCATTGCTGGACTCATAAGGCAATGAACCATCAAGATTCAACACAAGCATAATATGCGTTTCTGTCAACAAGACGCAAGGATGGTCGATGATCTGCCCAGCAAAATCGCCAACGACGTGGACAACAAAGTTGTTGTCACGCAGAATCTTGGCGATTTGCTCATGACCTAGCGTCCTGAAAAGCCTGGCATTCCTTGAGTCAAGTTTCAAAACATCACGCGCGAAACGGAACGCACAATCGAGAGGCATATTGTAGATTCGACGCTGATTCGTGACGTGAAGACATGTAGACGAGAAGAAATCATAATTAGTGAGCGAAACGAGGCAGCGGAGCGCGACATCGACATCTTCATTCGACCAGCCGTCATACATCGCAAGCAACGCGCAGGAGACAATGCGTTCGTCAGAATGCGACAAGGTCACGGAGCGTGACACAAATGACTGATGGAGCTCCGCTACCGTGACATTTGGATCAGCCAATCTTGCGAAATGACGACAAAAAACGCGAATTGGATCTGCCACAAAGTGATCGACCAGCCAAAACCGACCTGCGTGATACGGCAATGTGTCAAACGCCACCTTGAATTTGACATTGCGCGCCAAGCGCAAGGGTTCAGGGAGAAGCTCGAGACGGCAATTCAAGAGAGCGTCATCGCCTTTCTGCAAATAAACGCATTTTGACAACTCGCGTTCACTATACCTTCCCAAAATTGAGAAAGCAGTCATGACGCAATTGGCCAAAAGAGTGAACGGATCGCCAGATGGCAAAGACCAAGCGATTTCACCACGGAACAGGTGAGGTTCTTGAGACTTGACGCCATATCTCGAGCGCATTGCAACGTACAAACTGATCGTTTCATCATCAACGCCGGCCATAGACAGGAACCATGCGAAACAGAGCACTTGCACAGCATCGTGCGAACTATCTTGGCGCGAGAGATCAATCTGAGTGTTCTGTTTCTCAAAGTCAGGCGCAAGTGAACGTAATTTGCGTGCGAGCTCGTTGTCCGAGTAACCAATGTCAAAGATGACACCATCACGGAGAAGTTTGCCCGCACGAGCGAATGCAATAGATTGGGAAGCAGCCATGCGAAGTGCGTAACCAAGGTCATGAGAAACAATTTGTTGTCCGTAATTAACGCCAGCTGCAAAACCTGCAGCAGGTTTGACTTTGACCTGCGTTTTTAAGAAAGAGGAAAAGGTTACACTGCGGCTAGTTTCGCCAAAAAACTCCTCGGCACGTTGGAAGATTGCGGGAGAACGTCGAGAGAACCAGTATTTTGCGAAATCACCCTCAAGATTGAGAGTGGCATTTTTAGAGAGGAATGTTCGCGAAAAACGTTCAACCAAAATCGAAGCATTCGTCGCATCATTGATAGAGATGCCGAATGGGTGCACAGGTTCCAAATTCCGCAACGCAAAATTGCGCAGGGATTCAAACTGAGAGCTGGAAACCTGAACATCGCCCATTTTGTACCCCTCATGGAAATTGGAAAGCACATCAGTGCGCATCACAAGCGGGCCGATTTCACCAACCTTGCGAAGACGCACGGGCCTGGCAATCTGAAACGGTATGAGCTCGCCGGCTTCCTTAGCAGTCGAGAAATTCGTCTTAGAAAAAATCAAGGATTGAAGCTCAGCAGGCATGACGGGCAACACGGAAGCAGGATGTTCAGGAAGATGTGCATCACTAACGACATTGCGCGTCATTAAGCTATCAGAAACGTCAAGGTAACCGAAAGAAGACAAAGTTGTCCTCGAACGCATCTCATCCGACATAACTTGCGGCACGACGAGTTCGTCTAAGCAGAAAGGCTTAATGTCACGCGCGGCAAGTGCGCCGACGTAAGGAATGTGATCCCAATCACCACCGCCAACGAAGGCGTCCCGCAAAACCTGATCGCCAAAAACAAATGTGACAGTGGTCGCGCGTGTCAGAGCGACAATGCGAGCGCCAGGGTGATTGAAATACCACATGGCCTGAGGATTGGACACATCGCCGGCGAGAACAACACTGGCAGCGCGCATCCCCTGTGAACTGCCGATTGTAATTGCATCATGACCACGGAAATTGAGCGCGGCGTGTAAATGCGCTTTGAGATACATATCGGCAAGCGGGAAAGCGCCAGCACAGTCAGCGCGTGGCACGAACACGATAGACCGCGGTCGGGGAGAACGCGTTTGAGCGAAATCGCGGAAAGCGTCAAAAGGGAGAAGACCGTGGTAAATCGTAAAAGCATCATGAGGCACTGTGTTGGCAACCGGCATATGAAACCTGCGTGAGACAAAGATATCATGGGTGACGTGAGGAAGACCATCCTGACTGACGCGTTGTGTGTGATCGCCAAGGAGAACGATCTTCGCGCCAAAACAACGTGCGGTGCAACACCAAGCGAGCAATGTCTGCAAATCCATAGTGAAAGCTTCATCGACAACTATGAGCCGATGTCTCGTCGTGTACGGCACGCAATGTTGCGTGATCACTGTGAAACGTTCGTCAGCCAGTTCGCGCCATTCGGCAGCCAAGGCGTTAGACGGCACAACGACGAGGACATTTTGCAAATCACGTTGGACAATATACCGCCGTAGCAAAGTTGACTTGGCGGAAGAAGCAACACCGGACAAAACCAGTTGAGGGCGACGGGCTGGACCTTGAACAAACCTGGATCCAAAGAACGCGCGTAAATGCTTCGAGAGTGCATCATCACCTTGCGGTACATTGAAGAAAACAGGGCGAGGGATTGAACGTGTGACCGTCGGGTACAAAACAATGTCAAGTAGTTGAAACAAACCGGAATCAGGAAGGCAAGTCAAAAATTGGCCACCACCTTGATCATGTGCGGCGCGAAACGCTTCCTCATTTGGGAATTGATCGTAAAAGGCATCTGCGCCTCTAGTTCGAACAGCAATTGGCGGCCAGCAGTCACCCTCAAAGTTGAGAGGGACGTCAGTGACAAGATTGTCAGGAACCGCGATGTTCAGCAAAGAGCAAGCAGGTGCAACGTCAACATTGAAAAAGGGTGGTCGTACATTGGCGTAGGCGGGAACTGCGGGCGGCGGCTCAACAATGGGAGGCGGAGTAGCGGCGCGGGACGGGGCGTCGGAAAGAGCAGCGACAGTGTGAATGCTGGAGGCGTCAGATGGAGCACCTACTTGATCGGCGTCATGCTCAACCTGGGCGAAGGCTTGAACGTGATCGGCGGCCTGGACATGTGGCGCGGCGGGCAAAACACCAAAATCGACATATTCCAATTCATCCTCCAAATCCGCCAAGGCAACTTCAGCGGCTGCGTCGTGTTGAGCGCCCAGACGCGGGAAATGATAATTAAAGAACGGAGCAACCGGAATCGGGGGCTGGTTGAAATCATCAATCTCGAAATACCGAAGTGTGAGAGCGAGTTCACGCGCATGATCACGCGGTGGCGGCGGGACACAGTAGATTAGATCAGAGTCAGGTTCGTCAAAATTGAGAGTGTAACGTTCAACGAGATCTCCAATGTCATCACGCTCGCGCCCCCATGGGGTGGGTACAAGCTGAGGTGGTAAATGCGGTGCCAAATTGATGACAGGCGGTGGGTCGCAAACATGAGCAAGACTCTCAACGACATCGTTGAGAGCTCCAGAAACAGCATTGGTCACAGTATTGCACAAATTTGATGCAGCTGGCACGACAACATTCGCAAGCTGAAGCCCACCATTAGCAGCGGCCTTAGCAGACTTAACCGTAAACTTGGCGCATAATTCCGCTGGGAGTGGTCGCAGGTTGGCTGTGCTGATATCCCATCGGTGACGCGGAGTGTAAGGGTCATAATCCGTGTCACTATCCGCATGAGTCATGAAGAGAAAGTCGTACAACTTGGCGCGAGTTCGTTTATCCAGTGGCCCATACTTGCGATTTATCTGACCAGAAAAAACGTCGGCCACATACTGATACGCACGCTGAGTGAAATTGCCTTGGCGCGCGCGGCGCTCGCGCTCAAACGTGACCAATTGACGCATGCAGTTGTCATAGTCAAAGCTGGCACGTGAATGATGAATAAGTGCATGCGCGACGAGACTGTAAAATTGCGTCGTGTCGACATCCCAACGTTCTTCGATCACCTGTTCACCGATCCGCACTTCACCTAGAAGACCACGAAGTTTCTGCGCCATGATCTGGAAGGTGAGATCTTCATACCGCAAAGTTGCGGCAAAAGACACCAGAGCACGCCAGCGGCGCATAGGCACGGTGAAAAAATGATCATTGTCAGTACGTGCGAACGAGGAACGTAAGGTCGGCAGCAGAAGAAATGGTTCGCCAAGACACCATGAAGTAGGGGTGGCTTCTTGGAAGCCAGGAGAGACATTGACTTCAAGAAGGAAACAAGAACCGACATGGGAAAGCTCCTCAACCTGGACATGATACCCAGGCAAAATTGCACGGGGCATAAGCCATGTGATGAGTTTCGACATGTCATGAACGTATCCAGCGGAGAGTCCACCACCAAAAGTGACTTGAACATTCCCATCTATGACTTGGTAATGCATATCCAAGCAGTCATCGTAATACTCATCCAAGCGTTGATCCAATAAAGGGACCGGCAGGTGCATCGCCACATAAGCCGTGTGAGAACCACGGGACGCCATGGCAGAGACGAAGTCAGAAAAAGCTATGTCATGCGTAGAAAACATGGCGACGAATGTCGGCACCTTGTCGAAGCCATGACGGCAATCCTCCAACTTTGATGGGCAACGGACGACATTCGCGAAATCGCGAACAACCTGCGATGGAGAGAGATCATGCCGAAAGTAATCCCTGCCAGAGAGAATGGGGGCCACATTGTGAACAACGTCATTGATGCGTGAAACTTGAACCGGTGAAAGACCAACGCCAAAGACAGGTGCACAATTGCGAGCCAATTTTGCAGAGATGAGTGCGTGCATCGCAAAGCGCGCTGAAGCAGCGGCACCGTGCGGGTGCGTAAAGCGAGCACGGGTAACCGCGAGGGCGGGAAAGGCATCACCAAACTGCCTGAAAACAGATTCGGAAACATTGCTCGGCAAATGCAAATAAGGGGCATCCTCAAAATTGAGGTTGCGTTCGGCAATCGCAACAGCAGAGTTAGCAATAGCGCCATTGACGCGGCCTTGCTCTTCAACGCGCAAAAGCTTTTGCGCAGTTATGTGCCAGGAAGTCAAACCAATGCGATCACGGCCACGCGGAACCATGGGGGCGTTGAGTGCAACACGCAGTGCGGCGTCTTCGAAAACGACATCATCAATGTGGTCTATAACCCGAGGATTGGCAATGAATTTGGTGCGATTGTCATGTCGGTCGTCATGGTGTTGATTCAGCACAAAGAAAATGCGGAGCAATGAATGTGCCCAGAGGGCGCCGCTTGCAATGTGCGCGGCAATATTGCCAAGCTCAAATGCCAAGCCAGTCGCCTGACTTGCCAACGATGGCAAGACACGCGACAAATACTCAAAAACGGACGCAAGTTCTGGATGGAAAGGCAGCCAATCTGGCAACAAAGAAAAATCGATCGACCAGGGCGGATGCGAAACGTCCACAGGCGGTGCTCCAATTGGGAGAGGGTCGACCGACAGCGCATGGACAGGTTGCTCAGGAATCTCAGCCGCGACGTGTCCCACCAAAGCAGTGATGCCAGCGCGCAAACCCTTGGCCGACAAAGCGAGTGCGCCGATGGGATCCGCGGCAACACTCGTAACATAAGCGCGCTCCGACTCGTGCCCGACAAGAAAAATCTCACCAGGTTCGCAGTCACATAGTGCCCTGACGAAATCGTCGAGGCCTACAAAGGGGCATTCCCCGCGCGCATGCCCGGGTAAGCCTTCTTGGAGACAAGGGCAGCCAAAATATGATTCCATTGCTGCGGTACAAGCAGTAACATGAAAATCTAGGTCTGCCTGACGTGACCAAATGACCACGTAATCGGACAGTTGATCACCACACAAATTGACATAACTAACGATGCGCTCAACAAGTTCAACAGTGGTCATCTCCCAATCTGACGGCGACTGGAATACTGGGAGACACCTCCAGCAGTCGCCAGGTCCACCAACGCGGCGCGCGGGTGGGGCATTAATCGTGACGCCATTGGCACGAATGATCTCATTGAAGAGGACGTCGAAATCGACGGCCTTAACATCAGGGTAAGCGAGATCAGGAGCACTGCGTTTGGCGTAGAAAAGAAGCGCACGTCTTTCACGGAGATTGCGAGTTGTGTAAGTCGTGACCACGACCTCCGCAGGGCCAAGAGAGGAAGGTTCGATGGAAATGCGTTCAAACCAATGACCAGTGAGGGCCAAAAACTCACAAGAGGCAAGAGCGTGCAAATTCGGGTCAAAGACGGGCGCAACAAGGGATCCGACGTCGGGACGATCCGAGAAGCATTCAACGTTGAACGGCTTAACATCGAGAAAGTTACTACACGCGAAGAATTGAAGGGCAAGAAAGTCAGAGTCAAGATTGACATCGCGAAGGGCATTAGTGAGGGTAAGCATCTGAGTCGTAGAAGCTTCAGCGAACCAAAGAACCTGTGCAACTTCACGTTCAGGAGTCCAAGAATGCCACTCCAAAGAAGGCTGAAGAGCGGCGAAATCGCGCGCTGCTTCGAGCTGACACGTTTGGAGAATCGCGGCCGGTGAGAGTCGTGCCTCCGCACGATGAGAAGCATGCCCGAGCGCGACGCCGCAAGCCCGCCTGAGTTCAACCTTAGAATGCCAGAAATCAGTGTTATCATGAACAGACGCATTGATGTAGCGTTGAGAAAGATCCCAATGCAATGCTTCGGCAAGAGACCATCTAATGTTGACGGCCCGTTCCTCAACAGCATCTTCCAGCTGCGGGACGAGCGCCAGCAATTCCGCACGTTGATGGCGGTGACGGTCATATGCACTTTGCCCATGGTACCTGATTGCTTGATAGGCACTGGGATAGCCCATGAACTCGGGCGGGATAGAGAAAAAGGCGTAGTCAGAAATGGTGCAACTTTGGGGGTTACGATTCAAAATTTAGAGACTACTCCTAAGAGTAGTA